AATGTGTGAATTATTAGGTGAAGAAATATTTTTACCCTTTTTTCCGATGTTGAAGGATCCTGTTAAAAGAATAGAACAGGATGTAATTTGGAAGAAAATTTGCAAAGAATTACAATGGGAATTTATTCCCACCATTTAAATTTTAAAGTTATTTATTTCTCAATTATAATATAAATGATAAATAAAGTTTTATTAATATTTAGTATTTTTATTGTTTTATGTAGTATATTGAAACTATGTAATATATTTGGTAAAGAAGGTTTTGTATCACAAGCACAAATACCAATGAGAACTTGTTATCCATCTGGAAGCGCGGATGTTTCTAATTGTTTTACACAGCCAAATAATAACAAAGTCGAAGGTGTATATATTACATCAGCTAAAGTAGGAAATAAAGCTTGTCCATGGGCAAAGGGGGATCCAGCTTATTGGGATATTATCAAACAACGCAAAAAAGACACAGGAATGAAGGTTTGGGGGCTTTTAAATATGGTGGGAACGGATCCAATGCCAAATTGGGAGGACATAGCAAAATGTGTAAAAGGACCGGATGATAAAACAGATTCGCGTTATAAATTATTTGATGGCTTAATGATAGATGCCGAACATTTATCGGATGAACAATGTCAAAAAATGTCAGATTTAAGTAGTTTGGGTATCCCAACACTATCTACAATAGGTGGTGGTACTTGTCAAAACTATATTAACCCTGAAGGACATGGGTATGTTGCAATGTGTTATGATGGGGCGGAAAAAAAGACACCATGTTTAGATTGTTCTACTAATAAAATGAAGGGCGTCGATGTTCAAAAATTCATGTATTCGATGGATCAATGGCCAAATAATGTTTGTAAAAATAAACCTATTGATGTTTATGGTTTTAAATAATAATATAAATTTTAAATATTTATATTATCTTATAATTTACTTACATTCGGGGGAATCCAACGAGATTGGCACCAATACCGAAACCGGCACCAGAACGGGCTGATACGGCCATAGAAGGGACATAAGCATCAAGTATGCAGAATGTAGCAGCGGCTGTTAATGCAATAAGACCAACTTCGTCAATGTTAAGTGAGCGCTTTGGGATGGCATAAGCAGCGATGGCGACCATAAGGCCTTCGACAACGTATTTAACAACGCGTCTGATAAGTTCTCCTAGATCTAGAATTTGACTTAATTCTCCAAGCATTTTATATAATTCATACAGAAAAAAATATTATATATATCATTTAAAAAAACTTAAAAATGATAGTTATTAATTATCTATATAATGTTAAAAAAAGGTTTCGAAAGAAAAAATTTGCCCAATGGTGATGAAAATCCTAAATACATTGATTTATTAGACGAAGATCGACCTCTTGCTGGGCAAAAATTCGCATGTATTTCTTTTGTTAGTCCAGAAAATTTATTAAAACAGAAAAATTTGTTTTATTTCAATGAATTCCTAAAACACTGGGATTTTACTAAATCTGTTAAAAAATTTACCCAATTTTTGAATTTTATTTCATTTAAATATAATATGGATTTTGATAAAATCATGGAGGATTTTGAGGAATATTCGAAAAGTGAAAAAGATACTTTGACTTATTCAACCATTCATGATGACTGGAAGAATTTTTTGGATGCAAAAGAAGAAGATTTGGAAAAGAAATTTAATGTAGATGTTGATTTTCAAACTAATACAAGTGGTGTCAAAATCCGCGGATGTTTCCCTACACAACAAGAAGCAGAACTTAGAGCTAAATTATTGAGAGAAGCCGATCCAAATCACGATATTGGTATATGCCCGGTTGGGGTTTGGGTCCCAGTAAATCCAGAAGCTTACCGGACAGGTCGCGTTGAATATTTAGAAGAAGAGTTAAATCAACTGATGCAAGAAAAGAAAAACAACGAGGAAAAAGCAAACCAACAATTCTCTAAACGTGTAAGAGAAGCTAAAACCAATGCAATCCAAGAAAATGTTAAGTTGGCAAAACAATCTGGTAATAAATTAACACAAAATATTGATGCCGAAGGGAATTTAATAGGTGTGGGAATAAATACTCTGGAAACTGCTTTACCTGAAAATGCATCAAGTGCGGATATTAGAAAGGAATTATTCGAAGGTGAAGATATCAGAACGCGTGCCACTGAAAAAGCCAAAAAACTTGCGGAAAAAAATACTGAAAATATGAAAGTTGAAATTAGTGAAAAAAAATAAGTGTGATTATTTAGAAAAGATAAAATTATTGAATATTTTATCTTTTTTTCTGGTGTTATTATATAATGTTAAAAGTAGAATCAGCGCCGCAAATGGAAAGACAAACAACGAAACCACAACACGCGCACTCGTCACACGTCAGATCCTCCAAACAGCCGCCCATGGCATTAAAAATGTACAAAAAGTTTCTGGCCGGAAGAAAGCGGATCCCTGTACAGAAGCACCTCGCGTTGATCAACACTATTTTGGACGAATCGAAGAGTGCCTTATCCAGATCGACTAACTACGAAAAAGACTTCGTTGAAAAAAAACAAGATCTATATGCTAGAATATTGGAATCGGCAGCACAGGATGGTATGAAACAACAAGAAGCACAACGACATATGGCGAACTTTTTTAATGCCATTAAGGGTGAAAAGTTTGAAGGAAAGTTTGCTGAAGCAAAAGCAGGAGGAGGAAAAAAGCAAAGAGGTGGAGCATCGGCATTCATAGTACGAAGTTTAACTTGTCTAACAATTCTTGCAGGTGTTTTTGGAACAGGATATACTTTTCTTCTTCTTCTGTACTTCTTTGGTTTTGATGTAATAGCAGGCCAAGTTGCGGCACGAAGTGGGGCGCGTGTCGACGGATGTGGTGAGCCAATAACAGGGTTGACAAGACATTTTACCAGAAGAGGATTTGAAACATGGTTAGATGGTCCACCGCCTGAGGGGCAACAAGGAATAGGCGGTCAGGATTGTAGTACTGAATGGGCAAGCCTTGAAGGCTCCGGAGATCGCGCATTAGAACGGCTTCTGGGATATGTTTCCTATTTCAGACTGGTAGCTGGGGGAATGGGCTTGTACGGATATGATGCCATCTATGGAATGATCAATGGGATACTTGACAGGTGGGGAATGTTCCCAGGCAACAACCCGCATAATCTAGGTGGTGGGAACAAACCTACCCGAAGAAGACGTCGCAAAAAGAGAGGAGGAAGAAAGAAAACCAAAAGAAAAGCCAGAAAATCAAGAAAACGTCGTAGTACAAAACGCAACCATAAACGCAAGAAAAGAAAATCTAGAAAACATTAAATAAATATAATTTATTAAATAATTTAAATTATATTTTACCATCTATTTTTTTTAACATTAATACGAGGACCTTTTCTGGATGCTTTGGGATCATATGATTCTTCTTCATCGTCTGAACCAATATCTTTTGACAAATCCCAAAATTCTTTAGAACCTAATTTAAAATCACCATGAGCTTCAGCTTTATACCAAAAAATTTGATCTTCCAATTTATTTGATTTTGCATTATTGGAAACAACCAGGCATTCATAATTTTCAGTACATTGGTCCATAACTTGGCAAAATGATTCAAACGTTGGAAACATACCTGCAAAATTTTCATAAATACGCTTTCTATTAGTTAAATAAGGCTCTCTTAATATAAAGGTATAATCAATATTTGTTCTAAGATTTGGTGGGACACCAAGTGGATATTGCATTGTAATAATAAGCATAATTTTCCAATGTCTACCATTCATAAATAATAAACGCATTAATTTCTCTCTTGCCCAACTATTATCATAAAGACAATCATCCAATATAACAAAAGTTCTTGCATCAATGCTTGAATTCCCATATGCCTCTGTTTCCTTTTTAATTTCTTTGATAACGATTTTTTGTCTTTTTAAAATTTTTTCGATAATAACAGTATTATACTCGTCGTGAATGAATAACTTAGGTACAAGTCTACCATAAAACCCATTCCCCGCTTCTGTTCCAGAAATAACTGTTCCGATGGGAATATCTTGATGATAAAATAGTAAATCTCTAACTAAAAAACTCTTACCTGTATCTCTCCTTCCAATCAAAACGATTACTGGACCAGAAGCCTTTTTTGAATCAAAAATAATATTTTTCATATCAAATTTTTTTAATTCCAGATTCATAATGAAAATAAACAATATTAAAATTAAAACTAATCTACGCACATTTAACTAAAGTAATTAACGAATTATAAGTTTAAATAAATAGAAATAAATATAATTAAATCGTAATGTTGGGTATGAATTATATAAAACAAGATAATAGCATTTTATTTGAAACTTTAGAAAACAATGATATAATTAATGTTCAAAAC